AACAACTATCAACATAATCCATGTAGTTAGCTGTTGAGTCATAATTAAAAGCTGTTGAGTCTATACAGCCAATAATTTTTAAAGTAACACAACTACTATCGTTTACAGTAGCCATAGGATTATACTCTAAATAATTATCATCTGTACAACCATAAATTGGAGGCGGTGGTGTACATGTATCTGAGATAATAACGTGACTACTATCATTACCAAAGTTAGCGTCTGTACCATAAACTAAAGTATCACCGCACTGAATAACATAATAAGAACCATCTTGTCCACCCCACAAACTACCAGCCATGCCATCACCATATTGATCTTCTATAACAAAAACAAACTCTCCAACAGGTAGGCATATAATATGTTCTTGTGGTTGATAGTCTGGCGCATTTGTATAAGGTCCATTAAAAAACATAGTATTACCTAATGTGTCTTCTATACGCCAAGAGGTTTCGTCTGGGTATTGATCGGTATTTATTTGTATTAATGTAGGTACACAAGGGCCAGGTGGTGGTGGAGGTGGATTAGGTAAACACTGGGGTACTGGCCTATTATGTATTAAACCTGTAGTAAAAGTGCTAACAGGATAATCAACTATAGTATCACCACACACTGTAACATAATACTCACCATTAATTATACCATCACCGTAACTATCGTATATAACAAAAGAAATGTTAGTTGATGTGTCTCCAATATATATAGTGTCATAATTCATAACGTTAGGCGTTGAATAATGACCATATTGAACCTCAGCTATAACAGGTCCTTGATAAGCAGAATCATATAATATCCATCTGTTTTCAGAAGGATAACTGTCTGTTTTTAAATGTATAATAACTTCTATTGAATCTGTAGGTGACCCAAATGTTAATATAGGTAGTAAAAATATAAATAAAATTTTTTTCATAATTAAAACTTGCTCATTAAAAGTTCATCAATAAAGTCTTGTATTTCTTTTCTAGTTGCTAACATTTTAAAACTTAAATCAGCTTGAAATCTAGCTACCTCTTCTCCATCATCAAATATAATGATAGTTGGTACAACTGCTATTTTATATTTTTTTTGACAATCACCTTTACCAACGTCCATGCTTGATTTTTTTACATCTGTTAGTTTGTTAAACCAAGAAACATCATTGCTTTTATTCCAATCAGCATTAAAATGTATTGCTTTCATTTGACCGAAAGCATTGTTTGCTAGTATTACAAAAATAAAAACTAAAAAATATAAAATGTAATGCTGCCAAGTTACTTCTTCGTGTTTTTCCATTATCTATTGTATAATTTGTCCTCTATTTTTTCAAGAGTAACTTTAATTTCTTCAACGTCTTTTTGTGTAGTCATAATAGTATTACGTATCATTTGATCTTTCATATCAAATTCCATACGTGTAACTTCTGGATCCGGTGGTGCAGGTAGTTCTTTTGCTTCTGCAATGTCCGCTTGCAACGTGAACCACATACCGGCTAATGTAGCTATAGCAAAACCTATACCTATTAATGTTTTTATACTTAGTTTAAAAGACGTGTCTTCGCTTAATTCTTTTGCCATTATGTTATATTACTTGTTTTTTTAGCTTTGTTATCTATTGTGGTTATACCAGGTTTTCTATTCGGTATACTTTTGTTTTGGTCTTTTAATTCGTTGTTTGCTTTTTCAATAACTTCAGCTGTTTTTTTTATGTTCTTAACTCCTTTTCTTATTTTATTAGCTGTTCTAACCGAGGTCAGTGTTTGAGTTCCCGGAACCATAGACACAGCGTTTTTACCAGCTTCTATTAAATGTTTTTTTGCTTCATCTGTATCACCTTGATATGCCGCGTAACCAGATCTACCAAGAGATACACCTGTGTTTACCGCATCTAATACGTTACCAATTACAGGAATATTACCACCAATAACAAGGCTATCTTGAACAGTGTCTAACCAATTGCTTTTTAAAGGACTTCTTTTACCTAATCCTTGCTTAAGTTTTCTTTGTGTCTCAGGGCCTTTACAGTGACACCTACTAGGGTGTCTTCTAAGACCATGCATATATCTTCTTGCTTTGTGTTTTCCCATGATTAAAATATTACATAGTTAATACCGCACTTAAAGTCGTACCACGTTCTATTCCAATACTTATTATATCTACCTTCAGTAAACAAACCTAAATGCTTGTTTAATTTATAACCAAATATAAGTCCACCAGATAAATCATACCACTGCTCGTTGTCATTGTATTCGTGGTAAGAATACTCTCCACCATCATCATAATGATATGGCATTACATTACCCCAAGTGTGTAGCCATATATTTTTTTTGTAGTAATAATAATCAAAACCTATTACTAAAGACTGTAAAAGCTTTGTGTCTAGTTCGTCTTTTTTACGTTTAACATAATCTTTTAATATAGCTGGTATAACAACTTCTTCCCAAACCTCACTGCTAGTAGCTACAACATTACCATCTGGATCTTTATACTCTGAGTTCCAAACATCAACTTCGTAACCTTCTTGTATAGCTAAGTAAGTGTAATGTATATAATCGTTTTCTAAACTCCAATCATCAAGCGGGTCGTAGCCGTAAGGTTCAGACATTCTTTGTACAGCGCCGATGTTAAAGCTAAGTTTACCAAAATCTTTTTTATATCTTTGTGATGTTTCAAAGTATTCTATGTCTGCAAAGCCATCTTTTAAATATTCCGCTTTTAAAACATAATGCTTATTAACATATCTTATAAAATGATTTTGATCTATATAAGAAACACCTTCTTGTCTTTTGTAATCTACTTCAAACAAATATTCAAAAGGTGCTAAACCAACTGTAGCGGCGTCACCATAAGCTGACTCCGTACCATCTTTAAATTTACTTACATCTTCATATTGAAATCGTTTTATTTTACGTATACCTAATGTTAAAGAATAATCATAAGGTGTAGTTATAGTATCATAATCTAAAACACCATCATAAACAGAATATACATTTTCATTTGCTAAAGACGTGTTACCGTTTACAGCTGCATAAAATGTAGAAAATTTAAATATCTGACTACAGCATTTTTTAGGTGTTGCACAAGCAGATAGCGTTAATAATAATATAACAATTAGTCGTGATAATAACATAGTCCTGATTTATTTTTAGTTTTCATTTTACAACGTTTACCGTCCTTCTTTATTTTAGAACATTGAACTTCTTTTTCTCCTTGTTCTACTTCATCGTGTATTGTGCAGAAAGAATTACCAGGTAGAGCTTCTTTTCCACAACGCTTACCTGATTTATTAATTGCAGCGCATTTAACTTTTTTACCTTCTTTCTTTTCTTGTTCTTGTAACTTTTTGTTTTCTTCTATTTTAACTTTGTTTTCTGCTTCTTCTTGTTCTTTTTTCTCTTGCTTTCTTATTTCGTTTTTCTTTTTTCTTTCTTCTTTTTGTATTTCTTTAACTTGTTGCTTAGCGTCTATAACAGCTTGTGGTTTAATACCAAAGTTCCAAGTACTCCAACCTAAAAATAAAGCTACTCTTTGCCAGGTTTCGTTGTCAGAGTTCATAGCTTCTCTTATATTTCTAACTTTAGAGTATAATCTACTTAATGGTATATTTGTTATAGCTTCTGTAGCCGAAAACGCAGCTTCATATATAGGGTTGTCAAACTGAGTTAAAGACATTTGCTTTATAACTTTCTTATTAAACTCCCAACTTTGTGTAGCTGAATAAAGTTTTCTAGCTTTAATACCAACAGGTGGTGATAAGTTTAACAGTTCTATAAGAGTGTAAGCGTGATCTGGTTGGTACTTGCTATCTTCTTGCTCCATAAATTCTAGCACCATATTTTTCAATGTAGATACGGCAGCGCCAGCAAAACCAGAACCTCTTAATAAAGAGTCGATCATACCGTTTCCTATGTTAAAGTATTTGTCATCATTGTTTTTATCTTCTTCTTCTTCATCATCTCCAAATGCCAAAGCAAACAACGCTTGTTGTAAACCGTAAAATATAGCGTTTTGTATAGCACCGTAATAAAGTATTTTTGATACATGTGTTTTAGCATCACCTCTACCATTAACTAGATCTTGCATAGCTCTTTTTATTAACCTGTTGTACTGCATAGGTGTATTTTGAAAAGCTAATAACAACTTACCTATTGGTGAAGCTTGCTGTTGAGATATTTTATCTGGTCTAGCAGACTGTTGTGTTTCTTCTGCTATTTCTTGAAAATCTTCAAAAGCCTTTGCTTCAGCTTCTTTTTGACTTAAACCTTGTTCTATATAGCTATTAACTCTGTTTCTATAAAAACTAGCACCACCCATAGCTATAGCAAAACTATCAGCCATTTGTGTAGGTAAAAATCCTTTTTGTAGTATGTAACCTATAGCTGCTCTAACAGGATTTTTAGCGCCAGCAATAGCCTCTGCCATTTCTTTTGCATTTAAATCTTGTTGTAAACCAGATCTTCTTTGTTTTAAAAAGTCTGAGTTAAATAAAGATATAAAATCTTTAGCAAACTGTTTAGGATTAGCAAGTGTTTTAGCTACTTTTAAAGGGTTATTATCTGACCAGTTTATAAAGTTAACTGTAGACAAAGTCTGTAGTACGGCGGACCTTGCGTTAAAGAACATCGTTGCACCAACAGAACCATTTATCCAGTCTGTAAAACGACTAACTAATCTTCCTTGACTTTCAGGCCTGTTACTACCGCTTTTCATACGGTATATAACATCTTTTAATGCTTCTACATAGTTAGCGCCATATACAGCTTCTAGCTTATTTAAGTTTTGTTCAGAAAATATAGTGTCAACGTTGTTGTTAAACTCTGATAATAAATTATCTCTAGTGTTGTCAGCAGCTGCCGTTGTAGCTAAGCTAATGTTTTCTGCTAACCAAGCGTCATCAGGAGCAACTAAACCACCAGCTTTTTGATTTATAGCTTCAACTCCGTCTGCAAAAGCTTTAACGTCTGGATTAGACTCTACATGTTTTACTAATTCGTTAATATCTGTTTGTGACATACCTGGTATATCAAAACCATTTCTTGTGTAATTATAAACTCTTACAGCTTGATCAAGAGTAAACTCTAAACCTGGTATATCTTTGTTTAGTTTTTTAGCTATATCTTTATTTGCTTTTTTAAGAGCTCTCATGTCATAAGCAATAGACTGTTTTAACATCGCTAATGCTCTCATCGCTTTAGCATAAGGGTCAAATAATTTATCTTTAAAAAACTTGTGATGTCTTTCGCCTTTCTTACCCTTACCAAGTAAAGAGTATATTAAACCTTTAAAATCTTCTGCAGATGGTGGTAAGAAAAACTTAAACCTACCTTTTCCTTTACCTCTTCTTTTTGCTTTAGCTTTACTAAACTTCTTTTCTCTTGCTACGCCCTTAGTTTCTTCAACTATAATATCTAAATCAAGATCATCTTTCATGTCGTCTATACCATCTTCAACTATATTGTCAAACTGACTAGAGTCAAATTCTTTACTAAAGTTAAATCTAGCCTGAACAGAACTACCTTTTATATCTAACTGATCCATCATATCTCTAACAGCCTCAACGTTTGGTAGAGCATCATCTACAAAATACATATCATTATAACCTTCGGCATACTTTTGCGCCATCCACATAGCTTTTGCTTCACCAGTACTATTACCTAGGCCAGTAATATTTTCCAAAGGCATATCTATACCTTGTGTTTTTAACCAAGCTTGTATTGCTGGTGCTGCTTCTGCTGGTCTAGCTGTAAGTATATAGTTATTTTCTATACCATACTTAGCTATTCTGTTTCTAAACTTTTGCATTAAAGGTCCTTCAACACCACCTTTAACATTTATAAAGTCGCTAAAGTCAAACTCATATCCAGCTTCTGCTAACTGTGGCCCACGTATAGGCCAATCACCAGAACTTATTTCTATAACATCATTACCTTTTGTTGCTATAATAGTGTTCTCGCCTTTATCGATTAGAGTTTCGTCAAAATCAAAAGCAGACATACCTCTAGATTTAGGTGCTGGTTTACTAAACATGTATCCAGATCTTATTATATCACCTAACATTGATTGACCCTTCTGATTACCTTTTTCTAAAGCTTTTGTTGTTTCTATCCAGTTTTCACCTACAACGTCTGTGTTTTTAGGATTTATACTTCTTATAGGAGCAATGCTGTTCATATCATACTTACCAGGATTTTTTAAGTACTGCAGCATCGTTCTTAAATTAAAAGATCTACTAGTACCGTCCATCGTTGGTAACGTTTGTAACCCAGCGTCATCTATAAGTTTATTGTGAGAGTAAGATATAAC